AACCCCTTGAACCAGCTCCATCCCTTTGTGAATATCAGTACGAGTATCGATATTCCTATCGCAATAGGGATAATCAGCACGATCATGCTTGTTAGCTCTGTCTGCACTTGCCCGAATGCGGTCTCCATCGCAGTGCGCACTTGCTGCGTGGCTGACGGTGGCGTTGCCATTGCGCTTGTCACAAATGCAGCTGCCATTGCCGCTACAACGGCTATCCTTGCTATAATCCTCTTATACATGGCTCATCCTCCTATTACCCTGATTTTTATGTTATTGGCACCTGGCCAGTATGCCCGTTAGAATGGTAATTCATCTTCATCATCTATTGATCCAGCTTTCTTTCTCTTCATCACTTCTTCAATATCCATATATTCATATGTATGATCTTTATTCATATAAAGCTCACCATCTTCGTCTGGTTTTGGCCATGACCACTCACCGTGCGATTCTTCCATATTTTCATTCTGATATTCTTCCGCCACATCATCGTCATCATCAAAATACTTGCTTCTTTCTTCATGCTCCCATGACTTGCTCCCATCCGTATATTCAGTCATGTACATATGGCCTTCTTCATCGAAATATGTGTCAATATTCTCATTGTAGTCCCATCTTTCGCCCGTATATACATATGGCACTACATAGCCATCCGCATCCCTTTGCCTGTGCCATTCCGTTTCATCGCTTTCATAGTCATACCCTTCCCAGTAATCATCGATGTACTCATTTGCGTATCTATCTTCATCAGCAGTATTCCTTGGATGCGTACCTTCCACGCCCAGATCCTCTCCAAAATTATATTCATTTGGGTACTCTTCCTCAGGATATTCGCCTTCGTTTTTGATATGCCAGTCATATTCCTCGGGCGGCATCCCAATTCCTCCGGGCTGTTCTTCAAGGTAATCTTCATATGTATATCCATAGTAAGGGCTTGACCTGTCTTTTGTTATGTCGTCGTCTTCGTAGTCTTCCCAGTCGCCTTCTTCACGTGCTGCGTATATGTCCTCGAATCCATCTTGATATCCATATTTACCCATTTCCGGTGCATGCGCTCCGTATTCCAGATTCCTTTCCGGATGTATGTTGCTTACAAATTTCATGAACATTGCTTTTGCTACAGTCACTATTACCATAAGACCCACTATCCCGAGCGCATACGGTATCATCATCACTATTATCTCAGTGAGCATTTCCCGTACCAACTCGAACTGGCCTTGCATAATTCCAGTCATGTCTACTTGTATCATTGCTGTTGCAACAATCATTTCATCACTTCGCAATCTTAATGAATGTCCTTATCACAAGGCTGATTGCCCATGAGAAGAGCCCGATAAACGTTGTTATGCCGAAACCGAATGCTATGCCCATTGTCATAGATATTATGTCCATGCTACACCCCCGGCTGCCATTTGTTCATGAATGCGAGCCCTACGATCGTCCCTATTGCTATGGATATCATCATTTCTACCCTTTGCGTCTGCTGCTCCTGCTGTTCTGCAAGGTCTTTTACAGCTTTTATAAGCTCCTCGTATGAGCCGGGTTCAGTGCCAGTGCCTCCACCGCCCGTATTGCTGTCGCATTCGCATGGGAGGCATCTGCACCTTGCGCCGCATTCCGTGCATGGGGGCTGTATTATCAGCGGCTCGCATGTGCAGAACGCTATGTTGAGGCCGCACACGAAGCATATCCTCTGTTGCGGTAGGCATACGCAGCTAGTCCATGGCAGGCCGCATGTACCGCACCTCAGTGTTATTGGCCCACCGCCGCCGCCTCCGAGGTTGTTGTCACAGTCGCAGTTTATGCACAGGCAGTTTGTGCCGCATGCGACGCACAGCTGGGGGAAATGGGCGCTTGCTTTATTTTTTGTCTGCAATGCCGTTATTGCTACCAACATGCAGGTTATTATCAATGCTAATGCTATGTATTTTTTCATATCTTTTTAAGAGGGGCGGCAGCACCGGTTAAGATGCTGCCATTGTTTTATGCGCTTGCAGCTTTGCGTGGGAGCGTTTGCGCCGTTGATTCAGTGTTTGTTGTAGTTGCGGTCTGCTGTGGCGGCGATACTGTTGACGGTGCTTGCGCGTTATGCTGAAGGTATGCCGATGGCATTATCAGCAGCTTGCCTTTCTCGTTGTACTCGACTTCCATTTCCTCTCCTATTTGATGTCGTGGGGGCGGTCCGTTCCTTATTAGGTCATGGGCTGCTTCTGCTCCTTTATGGCCTTGAAAATCTTGCCCAGGCACTAACAAATAGAATATCTGCCTTTTTACCGGGCCTGTGTTCCCCATAAAATCCTGTTCTTTAATCCCTATTACCTTTCCTATCATCCTTTTGCCCTCCTTTCTCGCTTAATTAATCAGATTTATGTAATCGTCAAGGACGTTTACTGACTTAATGCCATGCTCCAGTATGTCAAGCTGGTGTATGTTTACGGTTGCTTCTATGTCCTTGAGGAGCTTTTCGATTTTGCGGAGCCCTTTGGTCATGCGGAAAAGCTCGGCGTTTGCCTTTATGTGCTCACGCTCCTGTTTTTGCAGGGCATGGATCTTTTTTTTTATTTCAAGCTCGTTTTCGAGGTAGTCAGCTATAATACGTTCGAGCTTGTCGGTGAAGCTTCTGCCTTCGCATTGATCTATCAATGCTATTGTCTCGGGTTTTAGGCGTATGCATTTTACTTCTTTTGCTTGCTTGGGCATTTTGGGTGCTCCCCCTTCCCTGCTATATTTGCCGAATAGAAAACGCCGCTAACCACTTTCTATCGTGATTAACGGCGTTGGGAGATCTATTCGGTTTTTCTAACCGCCACAATGTAGTTTTTGTTCAATCAAGAACACCCTAATTTTAGCATTTTTGTAATACGGATGTCAAGCTTATATTTCGGGTTTTTCGGCCAGATTTTTTGCTTTTTCCTCGAGGATGTACTTTTGCAGTTCTTTTTTAAACAGCCCGGGTATTTCTTCCTGCTCCTGCATGATGTACCTGTAGTCCTTGTAGTCGCCGTCCGTGGGCGTTTTGAATTCAATTGGCTCGCTTTTTGCGCACTGGTCTAATATGCGCTGGTACTTCTGGCTGAGCTTGATGTTTCTGTTCTTTATCTTATGGAACACTTTATAAACTCCGTCTGTCTCAAAAAGCGTGAACAGCGCGTTGCCGGCTTGGTTTATTATGTAGTTCTCGAGGTTCTGGTAATTGTACTCCATGCCGGGGTTGATGAAAAGCTGTATGCTTTCTGCAGCGTTTGTCAACCTCCTCCAGTAGTCTGTCATTTCCCAGCGCCATTTGTTCGTGTCGTCCTCGTTCGGGTCGACGTATCGCAGATAATTGTTGAGCACGCCCATGTAGACGTCGTTTACGTTGCCTCCGCTCCTTACGTAGTAGCTTGCAAATTCCCTAGCCCTGTCTTTCCTTAGTTGCAACTCTACCCTTATCCAGTGGGTATCGTCTTCGAGCTTCCGCTCTTTTGCTTTGTCGTATATCCTGATCATTGTCTGCGACCCTTTTCGGCCATGCTCGACTGATTTCCCTGCCGACCCGCCATGGTACATGTAGCTTTGGAAACGGGAGATGAAATTCTGGGTTATGGTGTCGCTGAAAAGCCTGTCCATGTCAATTAATCCGTCTCGGTCATCGAAGGCTATATCTATGCGCGTGATGTTTATGTCTTTATGGCTCTGCATGGTCAGGTACGTAAAAAGCCCCATGTAGTCGTTTTTGCCGAGCGTCTCATATGCCCTGCACCCTTGGCCTGTCATTTCAACCCATATGCCCATGCCCGGCTCCCCGTTGTACTGGATCTTGATGTTCTCGTAAAATATGGCGTTCTTGTATTTCCTTGTGGGGTTGCCTATTTCCCAGTTTACATTTGTAAGTCCTAGTTCGTCTTTTACCGTGGCAATGCTGTCTATCTGAGTCGTGTATGACACCCAGTCCACCAAATAGCATGATTTTTGTCCGTTTTGCATAAGTGCCCCCTTTGTATGTAGTAGACCCCTGTTAGCCTTGGGGTCCCTCCGGGCGTCCCCGGCTGTTCAAATTGCATAAAAAATCCGTCGATTTATGCCCGTTTGGGCTGCTTTTTTTGTGCGTTTTGACGTTACAGATTGTAACTAATGTATTACGTTTTTGGATTCGCTTTTTTGATGAGAGCTAATATGTAATACGTTTCGTCGGAATGACTAAATTTTGGGTTTTGCCTCCCCCCTTCCGGAGCTCGCAAGCTCGATCCTTTTGTAATACGTTTTTTTGCGCCTCGAGCTGCGATCAGTAAATCGATTTTTTTGTGCGTATTACGTTTTTAGAATGGCAATTCGTCCGAGCATATATTCAAGCGACCGCAACATAGGATGCAAGCGGGGGATTGCCATATGCTATGCCATCGCGAAACGCAGTCCACGCAAAATCCTTCCCCGCACGGACTTGAGCCAAGGCCGGGGTATCCAACGCATATATTGCGGCTGCCGCACACCCTTTTTGACCCGGGAAAATCCTCGGCCTCATAGATGCTGCGGCATCTTAGGATGGGCTTGCTTTCGCAGCCTAAGCATCTTTCGGGGTCAGGAATGCAGCGCTGTATGCTTACCTGCTCCAATATCTTCGTGCCGTGCCGAGCTGACCTATTTTTTTTCATTTTTTTATTTCCTTCCCTTTTTCTGATAATAGTCGATACTTCGTATAGTTTGATTGTTATGTCAGCAAGCTGACATCGAGGGCTGGAATGTTTATGTGCTATCCGCTTCCCGCTCTTCGTACCTCAGGCGGCTACAATTCGATTGCATGCCGTGTTATGCGGGGGACGTTGAATGGGGACGTGGGGTTATTTTAATGCGTTGGACGTTTTGGAATATGGTGGCCTCTGCGGAGGCGTTATCGTTTTCAAGGCGCTTTAAAATCTTTGGCATTCGTAACACAGGGGCGCAGGCTAGTCAATGGATTTGAAATAAATTTTTATGTGTGAACCCTCTGCGGAGGGTTTTATTTGATGCTCTGAAAAATTTTTTTCAAATGGGGCATTGACAAGCCAGAGCCCCTGTGTTCCTTAGCCCGCAGATTTTAAAGGCACCTTGAAAACTCAATAACGGCCAACGGATAAGTTGAATCAGCCACATGGACGGGCACCGGAGGCGTAAGACGATAGACGATAGACGATAAGACGGGAGAAAGGAGACGGTTATGGATTATGACTACAGGGCTTATCAGGAAGAGGACGAACTGGAGAGGAGGCGCCTTTCCTTCTCCGACCTCGACGAAGCCAAAAGGACAGAACGCACCGAATACGCCGGATCTAGCGAATACTGGGACTAAACTAAACTTTCAGGGGGTTGCGGGCCGTGCTGGGCCTGCAACCTTTCTGACTTTAAGGGGGATTTTATGTTTACTTGCGAATTGTGCGAATACTATTCAGAAGGCGACTGCTTTATCGGCCGCAATGCAGACCTTGTAAATGATGGCATTGGCTGTCCTCGGTTTGATTGCAAAATCCATTGCAATGATAACTGCTTGGACTGTTCCGGTACTGTCAGCGTCAATGCAACGCTCTTTGGAAAGATTGATTAAACTTTATGCCATGCCGGGGGCTTCATACCCGGCAGACTGGAGGAACTTATGGAAATTTGCATCAACTGCATCAATGATAAACTTGGAAGCTGCGCCATTGGGAGATCACCGATTACGAACAAATACGGTGAAGGGCTTGGATGCTCTTCTTTTTATGGCAAAGAAGAAAAGTTTTACTGTGACGACAGTTGCAAAACTTGCTTCAAGAGCTATAAGGACTGCACTGCGCCTTGGAAATTTTTTGAATTTGAGTTTTCATACTGAGTTTACATGCCATGCCGGGGGCATTATACCCGGCAGATTGGAGGTTTTGTGAAAATTTGCGAAAACTGCCAGCATTGCTATGAGGGTAAGTGCCTTATAGGATTTTCTTCTGCTTTGCAGGAGAGGCGCAAATGCAATTCTTTTTTATGCATTGATTACGTACCTTTTTCCTTAAGCAGCGATGAAATTTGTCTTCACTGCCAAACTTGGTTCAAATGCACCCTGGTTTGGAAAGATTGCTGACAAAATCTTATGCCATGCTGGGGGCTTTGTACCCGGCAGATTGGAGGTTTTATGGAATTAAGCATGGTTTTTACCTTGGATGAGGTCAATGCGATTTTGAATGCGCTTGAATACTTTTACTACAAGTCTTCATTCGCGAACAACTTTGAGCTTACTGACAGGCTTATGCAGAGGTTTTGCGGTATCAAGATGCATTTGTGCTATGCGGAAAATGATACGTTTGCATACTGCGGAGTCTGCCCTATCAACGCTTTTTGCATTATCTGATTTATTTAAAATGATGGAGGGAGAACATCATGAATAGTTCTTTATTTGATTCTGAGCACGTTTGCAGTATTTACAATTGCGAGGGATGCATACATTTTGACCCATGCCGTGGAGATTCTTCCGCGAGGGTCATTACTTATTCTACCCGGTTTGACGGGGACAGGGCTACTTGCCTTGTAAAGGAGGGGGTTACCATTTATTCCGGGAGGGGTGTAATTGATTCGCCTGAGGCTGCTGCGGCTGTTTTTGAGGCGGTTTTTGATATGTCGAACCGTGCGCAAGAGCTTTTCTGCATGATGGCGCTCGATGGATCGCGGCAGGTCAAGGGTGTTTTTGAGGTTTCTCGGGGGACTCTTACATCTGCACCTGTTCACGCTAGGGAGGTTTTTGCACCTGCCATGCTTTGCGGGGCTGCTACCGTCATTGTTGCCCATAACCACCCTAGCGGAAAATTGGATGTCAGTGATGCTGATAAGCGTGTTACAGCGGAGCTCAGGGCTGCTGGGGATCTTCTTAACATAAACCTTGATGATCACCTGATCATTGCTAACGGTACTTTTGGATCTATTTGATTATTAAATGCCATGCCGGAGGCATTGTACCCGGCAGGAAGGAGATGACTTAATGTTTGTTATTCAATGCGACGGTACGAAATCGCTAAAAACGAAAGATCAAAAGTGGTTTACCATAGGGCAGCCTTTTCCGACACTAGAAGAAGCGACAATTGCATTGCTGACCAAACCTTTTGTACACAGCACATCATTCGGCTACAGAGTCGCTGAGATTGATAATTACGGAGTGGTCATTAAAGCCGGACGTGACCTTAATTTTAACTGATGTATATGCCATGCCGGGGGCATTGTACCCGGCAGGAAGGAGAACATTATGTATGTTTTGACTCGAAGGGAGCTTATATTCATAAGGGATACCCTTAGAATTAACTATGATTTTGAGTTAAAAGTCCGACAATTAGAATTAGACCAAATATTACCCATCCTCAATGATTGCATTACTAACAAAGGCAAATCAATCGTAATTATCGAGGACTGACTTCTATGCCAAGCCGGGCGGCTTAACAATACCCGGCGGAAAGGGGGTTGCCATGATGGGAGATCGTGGTTTGCCTTGCGGTCATTGCCATGACTAACATGGATCATATTGCGGAATATAAATCTATTTTGAAGAACGTCATTCTTGACGATGCTGAAACTATTTCCTTGCTTTCTCGGATCTGCATTTGCTATGAGTCCGAGATAGACAGTCTTTCGCGTGAGATAAAGGCTTCTACTTTACGTATTGATGCGCTTGTCAATGATTGGCAAGCGAAAAACTCAGAGGTTGGAAGGCTCGGCTCAGATAATAAAATGCTATTGTCTAGGCTGGATGAGGCTGAGGATAGGCATTCTCGTGAGCTTGCGGAGCTCCGGTTTTCACTTGGGGGCGAGATCGTGGAGCTTAAGGAACGGCTTTACAATGCGCTTTTGGATGAAGTTTCGCCTAAGCCTGTTATAAGGATTGCAAAGGACGCTTGATTTATGCTTGCCGGGGGCTTTGTTCCCGGTTTTTTACATCGCTTTCATTTTTGCATACAGCTCGTCTATGGCATCGATGTCTAAAGCATCATCATCCATGTGCACCCCCGGCGGCTGCTGCGGCGCCGGGGACCCCCTGGCTCCTGCGTCGCCGTCCCCCGGCGCCGCAGCAGCCACCGGGGGCGGCCTGGGGGTTGCCGCTTTCTTTTTTTTGCCTGTGGCTTTTGCCTGTGCTTGCTGGGTGCTGTTTTGTTCCCATATGCTTTGCAGCTGTGGGGGCTTGTTTTTTTCATTTGCGTCTGCGTATGTGAGGCAGATGATTTTTTTTGCGCCGCCTATGGAGAGGGTTTTGGCCGCTTCGTAGAGGGATGCTCCGGTGGTCACTATGTCGTCGATTATCATGATCGTCTTGCCTTGGAGGGTATCGACGGTCATTTTATATGCCCCTGCTTTATTTTGCATGCGCTCCCTTTTTCCTAGGGTTTTTTGCTCTTGGTTCTGCCGGCTGTTTATCAGGAGCTCCACGGCGGGCTTGTTTATGTCTTTTGCCGTCCAGTATGCGAGGAGCTCGGACTGGTCGAAGCCTCTTGTTTTTTTTGAGTCCTCGGAGGCGGGTATCCATGTCACGTAATCTATTTGGTCGGGGATAGATTTTTTTATTACTGCGGTTAGATCCTCGGCCATTATTTTTGCAAGCTCCTTGCGGCCACGGAATTTAAATGATTCTAGGGTGGTTTTCGCTTCACTGTAGTATTTGGCTGAGTGGCAGGTTACGTTGTTTTCTTTGGAGATGTCGCGGTTTATGGCTAAGCTGGGATTTATTTCTTGCCCCTCCCCTTTGCCCTCGCCTATTTTTGTTCCGTGCTCCTCGTCGCCAAAGAGCATCATTGTCTCGTACAATTTCGAGTATTTTTTCTTGTACCTGAACATGTGCCCGGACATCCTCTCCCTTGTGCCATACCATACTTTTATTGCGGCAAAGGTCTGGATTCCGAGTATTGTCAGTATTATGCCTATCGTTTTGTAGTTGTTGGCCTTGCGGTGTATCACGTTATTTTCGATAAATTCACGGATCTGGCGGTCTATAAGCCTGTCATTCTGCGCCACCATTATAACGTTGTATCCATAGTGTCGATGTGTCATGAAGAAGTTTATCCATGATGGGCGGTCGAATGATCCGTAAGTCCTCGTATTGAAAAGCATTGCAGCCTCGTCTATGCATATGTAGCTCTGCCCTTCTATACCCGGCTTGTGATTTTCTTTTGCATAATTTATAAGGTAGTCGACGGTCAGCTTGTCATTTGGCAGGTAGATGAACTCACCTGTTTTGCGCCTCCCGTTCTTTGACACCATATCCATGTTGATGGGGAAGTTCGCTATCACGGATTTCTTTTTTACGCCGAGTATCATCATCATATCCTGTGCGAGGTGGAGGCTTTTGCCCGAGCCGGGGGTTCCCGTGTAAATTTCTATCATTTTTCAGCTCACCGCCTTTTTTACAGCAATATTCTTTGCTTGCCTACCGGCTCTTTTGTCGACCTCCAATATGCACTCGCTGTATATATCTCTTTGTGCATTATCAGCCTTTTCCTGTGGTATTGCTCCATTTCTATGAATTGCCTTATTGCTCCGGTCACATGCATATCCGTAAGTTCTGCCATTATAATGTCATATGCATATGCTTTTATGTAAAATGCTATGAAGTTTACCCATTCATCTACTTTGTTTTCAACGAAGAATTTTCCGGCGTCATCAATTATTATGCAGCTCTGGCCTTCTTTGCCTTGCACATGGTTTTCTTTTGCATATAGTTTCAGCCAATACGGCGTCAGCTTTTCATTTGGCATGTATATGTATTTGCCATAGCCTTTATTAAAGTCAATTTCTATTGGCATTTCGTCATATGGCCCTATGTTCGTTATTACGGTTTTCCCCTCTTTGACTATGAGCCTTTTTATGTCTTTTTTTAAGTGCCGGGTTTTTCCCGAGCCTTCTCGGCCTGTGTATATGCTTATCATCAGCTCACCGCCTTTACCCAGCGGAGAACTATGGAAGCTAGATAGTATATGCCTATGGCTGCTATCCATGCCGTCAGCATTGCGGCCATTTGGCTTATTGGGAAGAAATAGTTCAGCCACCCCATATACTGTGCTGCCGGGCCGTATTGTATCCGGCTTATTTGGGTTGCTATGGGGCATCCCCACCCGAGAGCTGTGCTTAGGGCTGTTTCCGACTCTTCGACATGCATTTCCTGCCATGGGAATTGTGGTGCTGCGTGGGCGTGGTTGCATGTTGTTACTGTTGTTTGAGCCATTATCAGCAGCAGCGCCGCTGCTGTGATTATTGTTTTTGCCCATTGCCTGTTACCTGTGGTTTTGATTTTTGTAATACGTTTTTCTTTCGCAGCGCGCCCGATCCGGAGGCGCTGATTGATTTTTTGTATTACGTTCAT